GCAATATCAGAAACTAACTATATACTTACAACTGACAATTCAGGAATACCAACCTGGTCCAGTGTTATAGATGGAGGAACCTATTAGTGTCTAAACCAGCAAGTAGACAAGAACTCGTAGACTATTGCCTAAGACGCCTAGGTGCCCCTGTATTGGAGATTAACCTTGCCGACGACCAAATAGATGATTTGGTCGATGATGCCCTACAGTACTTCCAGGAGAGGCACTTCGATGGCGTAGAAAGAATGTATTTAAAATATCAATTTACTCAAGATGATATTAATAGAGGAACCGCATCAAAAGGAAGTGGAGTTGGATTAGTAACCACGACAGGAACATCAACAAATATATCAGGTCTTGGAACAATTACTTCCAACTTTTATGAAACATCCAATTTTATTCAGGTTCCGGATTCTGTAATTGGAATAGAAAAAGTTTTTAAATTTGATGCTAGTTCTATCTCTAGAGGTATGTTTAGCATTAAGTATCAACTATTCTTAAATGACTTATATTATTTCAATTCAATTGATTTACTGCAATATTCGATGGTAAAAAGTTACCTTGAGGATATTGATTTTCTTTTGAGTACTGATAAGCAGATAAGATTTAATAAAAGACAGAATAGAATGTATTTGGATATTGACTGGGGATCACAGCAAGTTGGAACCTTCCTAATAATTGATTGCTATAGAATTTTAGATCCAAATACCTTCACTGATGTTTATAATGATAGTTTTTTAAAGAAATATCTAACTTCACTTATGAAAAAACAGTGGGGTCAGAACCTAATTAAATTCAGAGGAGTTAAATTACCGGGTGGAATTGAACTGAATGGTAGAGAACTTTATGAAGATGCTGAAAGAGAGTTGGAAGATATAAAACAAAGAATGGTACTTGAATATGAACTTCCACCTTACGATTTTATTGGATAATAATGGCACTAAATCCCTTTTTTCTTCAAGGTTCACCAAATGAGCAAAGACTTGTTCAGGAATTAATCAACGAGCAGTTGAGAATTTATGGTGTAGAAGTAATTTATATTCCTAGAAAATTTGTGAGAAGAGAAACTATACTTAGAGAGGTTTCTTCATCCAAATTCGATGATAATTTTGCACTAGAAGCATACATAAGCAATTATGAAGGATATAGTGGGCAGGGAGATATTCTTACTAAGTTTGGAATGAGTTTGAAGGATGATTTGAGTCTAATCATATCCAAGGAAAGATATGAAGACTTTATTTCTCCATTTTTAGAAGCAGAGAATGATGAAGAAATTGTTTTATCTTCAAGACCCAGAGAAGGAGATTTAATATACTTCCCACTGGGACAAAGACTATTTGAAGTTAAATTTGTAGAGCACGAGCAACCATTTTATCAGTTAGGTAAATTATATGTTTATGAACTAAAATGTGAACTATTCGAATATGAGGATGAAGTTATTGATACATCTATCGATGAAATTGATACTCAAATTGAAGATGAAGGATATATAACCACACTAACTTTGATTGGACTTGGAAGAACTGCTACTGCAACAGCAGGAATTGGAAGTGGTTATATTAGGCAGATAACATTAAATAATGATGGATATGGTTATACTTCTCCACCGGTAGTAAGTATATCTTCTGCTCCCTTCGGAGGAACTAATGCAATTGCAGAAGCAATTACAGAGATAAATTCTGGAGTTTATTCAATAAAAGGAATATTGTTAAAAAATGCAGGTGCAGGATACACTTCTGTTCCCACTATTACAATTACTGGCAATGGAACTGGTGCGGCAGCCACTTGTGGAATTGAAACCTCACAGTCTGGGGTCATATCTATAACTCTTACAGATAATGGTGTTGGATACTCAACTGCACCTCTCGTAACTATTGTTGGGAATGTTGGTTTGGGTGTGACCGCAAAGGCAATATCGTCTGCGGTAGGAACAGGTCAAACTGTATCTTCAATAAAAATTACAAATACTGGAATAGGATACACTATTGCTCCTCAAGTTGTCATTAATGGACCACCAATTTTAACTGGAATTGGAACTTATCTTTTCAATGAAATTGTAACAGGGTCTAGATCTGGTACGACAGCAAGAGTCAAATATTGGGATTTTGATACAAAAATTCTTAAGGTTTCTTTTGTCAATAACGTAACACCTAATGGATTTTTCCCAGGAGAGACAATTGTTGGTTCAATTTCCAATGCTCAATATTCAGTAAACGATTATAATAATTGGAATCCTTACGATAAATATGGAGATAATTTGCAGATTCAGAACGAAGCGGGATTGATTTTAGATTTTTCCGAATCTAATCCATTTGGTTCTTATTGATACTATAAATATATAATATGATAATGATTGGATAATCGGGTATAGAAAATGCTAGGAACCTATTTTTATCACCAAATTATTAGAAAGACTGTTACTGCATTTGGAACTCTTTTTAATGACATTTATATTGAGCATAAAAATTCATCTGATGTAGGAATCAGTCAGATGAAGGTTCCTCTTGGATATGGACCTATGCAAAAGTTTCTTGCTAGAATTGAGCAACAATCCGAATTGAATAAAGCAATTCAGATTACTCTTCCAAGAATATCATTTGAAATGACTTCTATTCAGTATGATTCTACAAGAAAGGCAAATGTAACTCAAACATTCAAAACTTGTGGTAATGGTGATACTGTAAAGAAAGTTTATATGCCAGTTCCATATAATATTGGGTTTCAATTAAATATTATGACTAAGTTGCAAGATGATGCTTTACAAATAGTAGAACAGATTCTTCCAAGTTTTCAACCATCATTTAATCTAACAGTAGATTTGGTAGATTCTATCGGAGAAAAAAGAGATATTCCCGTGGTTTTAGATAGTGTATCTTTTACCGATGATTATGAAGGAGATTATTCAACTCGGAGAACCCTAATATATACTTTAAATTTTACTGCCAAAACTTATCTGTTCGGACCAATTTCTGATAGTACGGATGGTCTTATTCGTAAGGTTCAGGTTGATATGTATACGAGTACTGATACTACAACTGCCAAGAGAGAGATGAGATATACTCTTGTTCCAGACCCGATTGACGCAGGTCCGGATGATAATTTTGGATTTAATGAAACTTGGGAGACATATAGTGATGCTAGAACTTATAGTCCAACTCAACAAAGTGATATTTGATATATTATGAAAAATAATTATGAAGATTTGGATAAAGCTCTCAACATAGAAAGTAGTATTATTGAGGTAGAAAAGTCTATTACACCAATTGATATTATTCCTACACAGAATAATGACATAAAAAAAGATTATGAATACACAAGGGCAAACTTATATTCATTAATTGAAAAAGGTCAAGAAGCCATTAATGGAATTATGGAACTTGCCAGTGATGGAGGAAGTCCAAGAGCATATGAAGTGGCAGGGCAATTGATTAAAAGTGTTGCAGATACAACTGATAAATTAATAGATCTTCAAAAGAAATTGAAGGAAGTTGAAGAAGATACCTCAAGCAAATCTCCAAGTAGTGTTACAAATAATGCCGTTTTTATTGGTTCAACTTCCGAACTTTCAAAAATACTGAAGCAAGGTTTTCTAAATAATAAAGAATAATGTTTTCCTAAAGTGCCTAAATTAAAATCCCACCGGACGGTTGAAAGTATTGCGAAAAAGCATCGTCAGGATATTTCTTTTGTAAGAAATCAACTTAAGATGGGTATTGCTATTGAAAAGGAGCATACTAAAGATAAAGATCTTGCTGCTGATATTGCTCTTCAACATCTTGATGAGTTTCCAGATTATTACACTAAATTGAAAAAGATGGAGTCTGATGCTAGAAAAGAGCATAAAAACTTTAAGGATGTGAAAGAGGGTATTCGTGATTGGTTCGGTAAATCTAAATCAATCGGTAAAAAAAGAAAACCTGGTTGGGTTGAAGTAGTCTCTGGAGAACCTTGTGCCCGTGAAGAAGGCGAAGAGGATGAAACGCCCAAGTGTGTTTCTTCAGATAAAAGAGCAAGTATGACTAAATCCGAAAGAATATCTGCTCAAAGAAGAAAAAGTGCCGCAGACCCAAATCAACCAGAAAAATCTGGTGCTGCTAAACCAACTTATGTTCCTACCGATAAACCAAAAAAGAAAATGAACGAAGAACAAGATATTAAAGGAAAAGGTAGCGGTACAAAAGATGCTTGTTACACTAAAGTAAAGTCAAGATATTCTGTTTGGCCCTCTGCATATGCCTCAGGTGCTCTTGTAAAATGCCGTAAGGTTGGTGCCGCTAATTGGGGAAATAAATCAGAATCAATAAATCTATCATCAAAAGATTCTATTTCAGAAGAAATGGGTATGAGATATTGCCCCAAATGTGAGAAAGATGAGACTAGAGATGTATGCAGATATGGTCCCAAGTACTGGGATATGTTTTCACTACCTTCTAGATTATCACCAAATCAGATGAAGTTTAGTATTGCTCAAGTTCATCCGGCAAATGAGTCTAAAGAACCAGACCACGAATATTCTATGGCAAGGTCTGAACTCTCTACAATTATTTCTGCTGCAAAAAGACTCCGTGGCAAATTGAATGGTGAGGGTAATATTGAGGCATGGGTTCAATCAAAAATTACAAAGGCAGCAGATTATATTGATGCCGCTGCTGACTACCTAGATAGTGGAGAACACGATGTTAAAGAGGCGTGTTGGAAAGGTTATAAGCAAGTTGGGATGAAAAAGAAAGGTAAAAAAATAGTTCCAAACTGTGTTGAAGAATCAGTTTCAATTGAAGATGCGAATGGAAATCCTTATGTGGAGTTTATTAATATTATGAAACCAGAACCTCTAAGAGCGACAAGAGGTATTGGAAGTAGAATTCTTGGAGAAGGAAAAACTTTTGGAAACTTTATGATTGAAGCATCCGCTGCCTGGCAAAGAAAAGCAGGTAAAAATCCTGAGGGTGGTTTAAACGCAGCAGGAGTTGCATCTTATAGAAAAGAAAATCCTGGTTCAAAATTGCAAACTGCCGTTACTACTAAACCATCAAAATTAAAACCAGGTTCAAAGGATGCAAAACGCAGAAAATCATTCTGTGCTCGTATGAGTGGAATGCCTGGACCTGCGAAAGATGAAAAAGGTCGTCCAACAAGAAAGACATTATCCTTAAGAAAGTGGAACTGTAACTAAAATGAAATCCTTCAATCAGTTTATTTCAGAAAGTGTTAATATTGCCGGAAATTTCAACGGTAATCTTTATATGAATGGTTCAGAATCTCAATCAGAACCCGTTGGAGAGTCTTTTACCGCAGATATAGTTTGGGAAGGGAAAATGTATAGATTAGAAGTTGAAGGTAAGATGTTAAACAAAAATGAACTTGCAGAGCAACTTCAAGGAGAATATCCCGGAGCAATTGTACATAACATTTACCCCCAAACAACAAATTCTCTAAAAATTAAGAACTCACAAAGATATCAACCCGAAAGACTAACTTGGACTGATTAATTATGGCACAGTTTAATAAGAATACGCAGGACTTTCTGAATCAAGAAAGAAGTCTTTTTGAAGTCCCAATGATTGCGACTAAAGATGGAGAAGTTGTAA